ATATAAGTTCTTAGCGTGGAAAGAAAAAGGATTCCCTGAAACTCAAAAATACACCAATAAATCGGGAGCCACCAACCCAACGAAACATCCATTGGCCCAACAAGTTGAATTTTGGTCTGACAAAAAAATGAAAGCCTTGGACTATTTAGGTCTAACCAACAAAGCCGCAATTGGTAAAAAGGTTACTGGTGGATCTACTGCAAGGCAAAACGAAGAAATCACACGTCCAGAAGAAAAGCCAACGGATGAATTAGCCGAACATCGGAATAAATGGCGAGTAAAAGCAGGTGGTAAGTCATGATTGAACCCGGTATAAATTACGCTGACTTATTTGCTAAAGGTGTTCGTAAACATCCGCACAAGTATCCGAAAACAGTTCGTTTGGCTATTGATCGCTGGTATAGATGGAAGAAGCGTAAAGATATTTGGTTTGATGTTGATCGTGCGAATGAAATGATGGATTGGGTTGAATCGTTTATTGTGCATACCAAGGGTGATATGGTTGGCAAACCGTTTCTTTTAGAACCTTGGGAAAAATTCATTTACTCATGGATTTACGGTTGGGTGAAGAAAAACGAAAAGGGCCAAACGGTTCGAGTTACTCGTGAAGCTTATGTACAGATTCCAAAAAAGAATGGAAAAACTTTGATTGGTGTGGGTTCATTAGGATATGCGATGTATGGCGAAGGAGCTTTATCCGTCAATTGCTATGCATGTGCTTCCGATTATGCTCAAGCGCAATACGCCGCACAACCATTCGCTGATACGATTTTGAATAACGAAGTGCTGCTTGATGGAACGAAAATTTTTAAAGGCCCCAAAGGAACCGTAGCAAGCGTCACTTATCGATATATTGTCGATAATATGGCTTATACAAATAAATTTATCGTTCAAACCAAAAATATCGAAAACATTGAGGGATCAAATCCCTATTTCATTGTTAACGATGAATTGCATAAGCAAGAAAAAATGGAACAGTATGACAATTTTAAGTCTGCTCAAATCTCTTTGCCGCAACCTTTGATGTTTAACATTTCAACCGCTGGAAAAGGATCGTCTTCGGTCGGCATGCGTGTTTACCGTGAAGCCAAAGAAGTGTTGAAAAAGGACGATAACGATTCGAACTTTGTTTTGATTTACGAACCAAACAAAAACTATGATTGGACTGATCGTAAAGTTTGGGAAATGTGCAATCCTAATTGGGGGATATCTGTTGACTTGTCAGCTTTGGAATCAGCTTTTAAAACGGCTCAACGTTCTGCCCATTCAAAAGCTGAATTTTTGACTAAACATTTGAATGTGTTCGTCAATGGTGCCGATAATTTCTTTGAACAGGATCAAGTAGAACCTTGCTTAGTATCTAGTAAAGAATTAGGGGATCTTCAAAATGAACCTTGCTACATAGGTTTAGATCTATCGAAAACACGAGATTTAACTTGTGTTTCTCTCAATTTCCCAACATGGGATGAAAATGGAAAATCAATTTTAAAAGTTAAACAGCTCTATTTTATTCCGAGTGAAGATTTAGATTTCCGAGAAAAAGAAGACAACGTACCTTATCGAGAGCTAGAAGAACAAGGGTTTGTTGAATTTTGCGATGGTAAGATGATTGATCAAGAGCAAATACTTCAGTTCATTGAAGATTGCATGGAACTATACGATATCCAACAGGTCAATTATGATCCGGCGATGAGCGCCAAGCTTATCGAGAAGCTGGAGAATCTAGGACTTGAATGTATTGAGGTGCCACAGTATCCCAAATACTTGAACGGTCCATTTGATGATGTCGAACGACTTTTCTATGAACAAAGAATATTATTCGATAATCCACTTATGCTGTACTGTACATTAAATGTCGTAGCAGTAACCAATATGAGTGGACAAAAAGCGCCAAGTAAACGTCAGTCAAAAAAGAAGATTGATGGTTTCGTGGCGTTTTTATGTGCCCACAAAGAAACGATGAACCAAATGACAGATTTTGATGATGGGCAGTTGGCAGATTACTTGGGAAGTATTTACAGATAAGTTATTTGAAAGGCGGTGAGACTTATTGAGATTAAGAGATAGAATTTCAAATGCAGTATTTTCATTCATGGAAAAAAGAGGACACATTGAAGATATCTTTGGCAGAACAACAAGATACGGTCAAAGGTATGTTACTGACAATTCAATCATGGAATCGTCTGATGTATATGAATTGGTTCAAGATATTTCTAATCAAGTCGCTTTGGCCACCCCGGTGGTGATAGGGCCAAATGGACAAGAAGTAAAGGACCATTTCTTGTTGAACATCTTAAACAACCCAAATGATTATTTAACCGGATTCGAGTTTTCGAAACTGGAAACAAATACACTTTTGATCAATGGAGAAACATTTCCTTTGACGGATCGTGATCAACTACATTTGGCCTATGGCGTTATTACCAAAATCAATGAACGGCTGCAAGAAGAGTTTATTATGGATGGTCAAGATATACCTGGTCAAATGATCAGGCATATCAAAAACATTGGTACTGATTCATTAAAAGGCGCCGGAATTATTGACCTAGCCAGAAACACGCTAGAAGGCGTTCTAAGCGCGGAAAAGGTTTTGACAGATAAATACTCAAAAGGTGGACTACTTGCGTTCATGCTCAAACTGGATGCGCACATTAATCCGAATAACAGTGCACAAACTCAAATCGTTGCAAAGATTCTTGATCAGTTAGAAGGAACCCAAGACGACAAAAACCACACAGTCAAGATGATTCCTTTGGGGAAAGGATATTCAATTGAGACTTTAAAAAGTCCAGTTGATGATGCAGCAATTTTGAATTACTTGGGTGTGTACAAGAAAGATTTGGGGAAATTTTTGGGGATCAATGTCGATACTTATCAAGCATTGATGAAGTCAGATATTGAAAAAGCAATGATGTACCTGCATAACAAAGCAATCAAACCAATATTGAAGAACAAGGGCGAACATTACACCGCTCTTTTTTTTATGCCTAATTCTGGCTATCGAGTGGAATGGAAGATCAATATCTTGGATTTCGTTCCTTATTCAACCAAAACAAATATTGGCTACAACATTGTTCGTACTGGTATTACAAGCCCAGACAATGTGGCAGATATGCTTGGTTTCCCTAAACAAAACACACCGGAAACGCAAGCAATCTATATTTCTAATGATTTATCACAAATTGGAAAAAAAGCAACAGATGATTCGTTGCCTACTGGTGATGATCTGAAGGGAGGTGATGGAAATGAAAAAGAAGGAAATTCGGACATTTGATATCACCAACTTGAGTACAAGGGATGATACCGAAAACAATAGTCGAATTGTTACTGGTTATGCAGCTGTTTTTAATAGCCGCACGCTTTTATGGGAAGGGCTTGAAGAAGTGATTTCTCCTGGTGCTTTTTCAAGAGCATTGTCTGGTTCAGACGTTCGATGTTTGTTTGACCATGATTGGTCCAAAGTTTTAGGACGTACTAAAAGCGGTACGCTTCGATTAGAAGAAGATGATCGTGGTTTAAAATTCGAAGTCGAATTGCCAAATACAACAGTTGCGAACGACTTGATCGAGTCAATGAATCGAGGAGATATCAACCAATGTAGTTTCGGTTTTATCCCAACGGAGGAAACATGGGATTACAACACTGACCCAGTGCTTCGTACGGTCAATGAAGTGGATTTATTCGAAGTATCAATCGTTTCTCTTCCTGCCTATCAGGATACAGAAGCAGCACTTGCTAGAGGCAAACAGGAAGTCCAGCAAGACATTGCAACACGAAAGAAAATGATCCAAAAAATTAATGGGGCGCTTAACGCATAGGAGGATACACCATGAAAAACAAAAAATTATTGAAAAAACTACAAGCTCGTCATGAGCAACGCTTAACTGAATTACGTGGGAAAATCGAATCTGGTGAAGTACGTGAAGCTGATCTTGAATCAGTCCAAACTGAAATTGATACTTTGATTGATGAATTGAAAGATATCAAAGATGAATTGGATGAAGGTACAGACCCAGAACCTGCGGCAGATCCAGATGGCGCAGAAGGTCGGTCTGCAGAAGGAGAAGGAGAAGACGATGTTGATCCAGAACCGGCAACTGATCCAGAACCAGATGCAAGCCAAAATCGTGCAGGCATGATCACACAACAACAACGCGATGGCTTGTTGGGTAACATTCGTTCAGGACTGCAAAATCGTAGCAACGCAAACCAAGGACGTAATCAACAACAAATTCGCCGTGCATTTGCAGAT